GCAGTCCTCTTTATTTTGCCAATGGTGTTTGCCTGGGTACAAAATAAAACAACTTATGATGAACCCTCATTAATGCCCGAAGAAACGACTGAAACTACCAATTTAAATATCCAGAAAAATGAAATATAGATATTATTTGTTAATAGCTGCAACGGGTTTGTTTGCAGCATGCTCCCGAAACCAAAAACCGGTTGACCTTACCGCAGAAACAAAACAAAACAATAAATACCAGTTTGGTACAGTGTCCGAAAAGGCGTTGTCAAGCTCGGCCCGTTTGCCGGGGCAACTAATCCCTTTTAACGAAGTTAACCTGTTTCCAAAAGTAAACGGGTTTGTAAAACAGTTATTTGTCGACCGTGGTTCTATCGTTAAAAAAGGACAGTTGCTGGTAATCCTCGAGGCGCCGGAAATGGAATCAGAAGTGGATGCGGCAAATTCAAAATACCTCCAGGCCCAGGCAGACGCCCAGGCTAGTAAGGAAAAGTACGAGCGGCTAAAGGAGGCTGCTAAAGAACCGGGCTCCGTATCGCCCCTGGATCTTGATAATGCCAGTTCTCAGATGAGAGCCGATGAAGCAAAGGCACAATCTGAACGCTCGAATGTACAGTCGGTAAAAACAATGCTGGACTATCTCCGGATTTACGCGCCTTTTGACGGTATGATCATTCAAAGAAACGTTTCCCCGGGTGCGCTGGTCGCCCCAGGTAAAACGGGCGACCAGCCAATACTTATCTTGCAGGATATCCATAAAATGCGCCTCACGGTTTATATCCCGGAGGATGATGTTGATAAGGTTGATCTTAACCAGCCTGTTACTTTCACCTTTAACTCAATGCCCGGACAGCAGCAAACAGCAAAAATCAGCCGCTCGGCTAATTCCTTAGGCAGTATGCAACAGGAAGCCATTGAAATTGATGTGCTGAATAACAATGGGCTGCTAAAACCCGGCATGTATGCGGAAGTAAGGATACCAATGCTTTCAGGGGCAAAGTCTTTGCTGGTGCCTAACAATGCAATTGTCCGTTCTACAGAAAATGAATACGTTGTTAGGGATAGTAATGGTAAAGCAGATCTTATTAATATTAAGGAAGGTCTGGCAGGTAAGGATTCTACTGAAGTATTCGGCAGACTAAGGCCCAATGATAAGGTTTTACTCCGGGCTTCCGACGAAATAAAAGAAGGAGACCCTGTTCAATGAGGCTCGGTTTTTTAATTATTTATGCTATACGGCTTGTCGCCCGGTTTGGATTCTGTTCCTTTATTTCTTTAAGCTCCATTTCGTATGCGCGCATACGGGCATGGAGTATATCAAGTTCAGTTCGCATCATTTGTATTTCAGTAATCAACTTGGCAGATTCAGGCTTATTGATCTTTTTTTCGCCTGTACCAAGGATCAGCCATTCAGGAGAGTATTTTAACTGAAAACAAAGCTTACGTATAAGATAATAACTTACGTCCTGTTTTTTATTGATCACCTTGCTGATGAAACCCTGATCCACACCAATGGAGCCGGCCAAAGCCAATTGGCCGCCATTTTCCTTTACAATTACTTTTAACCGCTTTATTAATGCTTCATCAGACATTTGATTGCAATATTAAACAAAGAAGTGGAATAGTCAAGGGGCAAAGGGCAGGTTGCAGTGGGCAGTAAGCAGTTTGCTCATGGTATTTCATACTATTCTCTACTCTCTATTCACAACTCACCTCTACATTCTCTTTTCATAGCAGTAAAAACGCAAACCGGGCCTAAATCCTAAACCAATTTCTCCTGCAAACCTATATCCTAATTTAGGGAAAAGTTTTTGTGTGGCCTGGTTTTCTGTGTTCGTATCAATCCTGAGTATTTTTATGTTATGGCTTATTGCTTCCTTTTCTGCCTGTATTAATAAGGCAACGGCGACACCTTTGCCTCTGGACATTTCGCCTACAGCTAACCGGTGGACAACAATTGCCATTTCTGTTATGTCCCAACCTACATTGGCATATTCTGGTTCCTGATCCGTAGTTATCGCTGCTATCCCGGCAATTGACTCTTCAAGTTCAGCAACCCAAAGCTGTTTTAGGTTTATATCATTCTCAAATACTTCGGCATTGGGATAATTGCCGTCCCATTGAAAATTGCCTGCGGCATTCATAGCAGGTACCACTTCAGCTATTAATTGCATTATTTGCGGGATATCCTTTATTGTAGCGGGACGTATAAACATGAGAATTTTTCTGTGAAAATATTGTAATTCAATTGAATTGAAAAATTATCAGTTTCTGCGTCATTCTGTTGGGTAAGTGTGAAATCTTAAAACCCATTTATCAATTAACGCTTGTTGATAAAATTCATACCCATCTGAATCTGAAGCATAATGATCCGTTTTTATTTCAAATGCTTCTTCTCTTTCCAATATATCCCATTTCGTATCTCCAATTTCCTGGCGTGAAATCGCATCCGCCTGTCTTAGTGAATCAGCTTCAATCCAGCAACTTACGTATGCTCCGCCAATATCTTCCGCATCTTCTAAATCTGGCCGGGGTAGTACATGATAGACTAAAAAATACACTTTAACTCTTTTTAAATGAAAACTCAGTGAAAACTATTATTTTATAACTTAATTAACAATTTCGTTTTGGTCAAGGTAAGACATCACAGTATTATAAATGTCGCCGTCTTTACCCTTTACCCAACGTAATGGAATATCTATCTGCGTTCCATATTCCGATTCCCATTTTAAATCTATGCTTAAGGTTGAAGCACTTCTACCCCGTATAAGCTTGATTCCTTTAATATCTTTCCAGTCAATAGTTATATTTCTAATGTAGTCAATTAGTACCTCGTTATTTAGCCCTAAAGAAATTTCGCCTTTTAGGGCAGGTATTAGTCTTTTTATAACAAGTAAGCCGATCAAAAAAATAAAAATTATCAAACACACACCAAATACTACCCAGGTAATTGTAGTGTTAGTTATTACTACGTTACGGAAGAGCAGCAACATTAATAAAACCATTAAAAAAATGGATCCCAGGCTAAATTTAAGACTATAGGGATATTCTGTGTTATCGGTCATAACATAAACTAAAGGCGAAATAAAATCAATGGTTATGTTTCTTATGTATATCTTTTACCAAACATAGCTTTTTAATATCGGCTATCTTAATCACAAACGGGGCATATTTAAGGCGTGTACCTATCATTTCGGTTGAATTATCAGAGTGGGCGATTACTTCGTCGTCATTATCACCGGCAAGTAACCTCTTATACATCCTGTATTCTCCCCATTCAATATAGTATACTTCGCCGGGCAATATCTTTTTATCATGAATTATTTTCAATGCTACCCAACAACCATTCTCGAGGTAAGGATACATAGAATGGCCCCAAACGGGCAGGGCAAAATCACAGTCCTCAATACCCGGAAAATTCATGTGCCCAACAGGCTGCATATCATTAATATCGTTGTACACTTCAACACCAGTAGCTGTTGCTGTAATTTCAAACATTGGTATACCTTCCGATAGTTTTGAAACGTACATATTTTCAGAATTTACTGTATTTTTCTTACTTCCCAGAAATATACTGTATTTTTCTTTAAATTTTTGCAGTTTTTCCGGATCGATATTTTGCCGGCTCTTTATAATTTCTGTAATCGAACTTGCTGAATTAAAACCCAAAGCTTCTGCCAGTTGCGCGTTATTTCCAAATGCTTTACCTCTTAATTGGTTGTATAAAATAATAAATTCCAGAGTCTCTGGCCGGATTGTCTTAATTTTGTTTGGTTTTGACTGACTATCCATAAAAAATAAATTTTATTTAATTCTTTATTATAATAAAGATTTTTCTTTATATTTGTTGCGTAATCTTCAGCTAAAGTAATGTAATTATTTATAAAAACAAATATGTACAATCCAGAATATAAAGAAAATTTGTTGACTAAAACATTGATACCCTATGTGCGCAATCAGCCAACTAAATTGACGAGAAAAAATCGCTCTTCAGGATGAGAAAATTAAAGTAATCAAAGTTTAAAATATAAATAGTAATCTAAATCACCAGACCAATGCACTTAATTCACTCGACACTCAATACGATCGCAACTAAAACTCATCAGCAAAACTATTTGTTAGACGAAACTAGTAATAATATTGAAACACGAATAAGGTTTCTCGCCTATCAAACTACATGTAATAAATACCGTTCTGAAATTGCCGCCATTCAAAGGTATATACCTGGCTGGATTCCAACACCGCCAACTCCCTAAAAAAAGAAATTTAAATATGCCTTATCCCTATCGGGCCAATATTAAATAAATGCTCCTCCTTTAGGGGGGTTGGATGCTAACAAACCAGAAACATGATAAAAATTACAAAAAACCTAAAAGACAAGTTATGGTGGCTCATTATAGCTGTTGACTATGACTACAGCCGCATAACGATTGCGGAAAATGAAATTGACGACGAAATGCTGATTTTATGGCTGGAAGACAAACAGGATTTTAAAAACTCATTAGATGATTGTTTACAAGTCGATATTTCTTTAAAGCAATTTGCGAAAGTTATAAAAATGGAAAATCTAAACAGTTACGAGGGCACGAAAATGTCCCGCGGCAGCGGAGTTAAGAATTTTATATATAAAACAAGGATTGAAATAAACGACCCGATTAACTGGTATAAAGATGATGCTACACCTACCGAGCAGCGGTGGGCACGCGAGGCTGTTTTAAAACTTTTGTTAACACAATTGGTAGAAACCGAGGCCGGGTATGCCGATATTTGGTAATCATATATGCCATTTGGCATTTTATTCATATTATATAACCAGCAAAATTATTTACAAAATATTATGAAGATTGACCATTTTAAAAGTTGGATGATATTAGCGCTGATAGCTGCTCTTATCATTTCAATGCTGATAATAATAAAACACAAAAAATCCGTTAATGAGATTAAAGAGAGAATTTATGATGATTCAGAAATTAAGGATACTGCCTTGATTTCGTATTTATCCGGTTAAGGGAGCAAAAAAAATCTCCTCAGTTTCTCTGGGAGATTTTCAAATAAAGAATAAATATCAGCAGAGATTAATTTCGTTTGAAACCGCTTTTGCCGCCGGCATTAAAACCCGGGCCCTTATCTTCAGCTATGTTAACTGTTATTCTGCGGCCATAGTAGCTTGCGCCGTTCATACATCTGATTGCTTCTTTGGCTTCATTATCATTAACCATTTCAACAAAACCAAAACCCTTACTCTCTTTTGTTTCGCGGTCTTTAATAATCCTGAGTGACTTCACGGGCCCAAAATCACCAAAAACAGCGGTTAGTTCAGCCTCGTCCACTTCTAATGGGAGTCCTGCAATAAATACTTTCATCAATGTTTTAAAATTTGGGTAAAGGTAGGGAAAAACGGTCACATTCTTACCTTTAAAACTAATAACTAAAACCAAAAAGAATTCGCAGTATTCAGGAGATAAGGAAGCTAAAATGCGATAATTACAACCGGACATATAGTCCCTACTTTAACTGAAGGTCAAAACTTCCTTCAACCCTGTAAAATGGAGTGTTTGCTTTATCGTCTTTAGCTAAAAAAGTAAAAAAAGTACCTTTTGCAAGTTCATTGCCCTGGTTATAATTTCCAATGGTAACGTTTCCATAAACTTTTTGACCGGCATACCTACTAAGCGAGTATTGTACTTGAGGAGTGCTGCCATCAGGGTTTAATAAAAACTGGCTACCAGCAACATCGCTGATCATATCACTGTGCACATATCCGGATGAACTTATACCGAAACTCATAGTATGTTCTTTATTAATGGCGGTAATACCAAAATACCTTGAATTGTCATCTATATGGACATTAACAAAAGCGATAGAATCACGCTTTGCATCAAAAGTATAGGTCGAATCATTAATTCTAACCTGGAGTATTCCTGAGCCAGCAAGATAATTGCCTGGAGAAGAAAGAATGGCACTAACACTTGTCGCACTGTCAGCGTTTAGGCTTGTTTTAGCTGTATTAGGATCCGCCACAGCAGGGTCTTTCTGGCAGGATGTTACTGCTGTCAAAAGCGCTATTGTAATGGAAATTAATAAGTAAGTAAACCTACTGTTAAGCATATAAAAAGTATTAACTAAACTTTCTAAAACAATAAACGAATTTAAGACATAAATAGTTGCTAATACCAATATATAATTAACATTTTAACACATTTTAACGTCGCACTATTTTTATTGAACTACTTAATACATTTTATCCTAAAAATTGCTAAAAATATTTGCATTTCTTAATAAATAGGCTTACCTTTACATAAATAGAATGCCAATTGGCATAACATTCATATAAACCAATGATCTCCTCTTCTTTTAAAACATCCGAAGAACTTGAAAACCTTATTGAAACATATTTTAACCATATCGAAGGCGAATACCACCTTGATGAAAAACCGCTTAAAGAAAGCAAATCAAATTCCCCGGCGAGCCAAAAAGTATGGGACCGTGAAGCTGAGCCAGCGACAATTGCCGGGCTGAGTCTCTTCCTGGGGTTTAATGGCAGACAGGCATTTGAAGATTATTGTAATAATGGAGAATTTGAAACTACACTGAACCGGGGCAGGCTTCGCATTGAGGCTTTTTACGAAAAAAAATTGCATAATCAATCATCAACGGGTGCCATATTCGCACTTAAAAACATGGGCTGGAACGAAAAACCCGGAAATAAACCCGAGGAAGAAAAAATGATTAGAAACTTAAAAATTGAGCTTATTGAATGCGGGCCCAAGCCGGCAGAAAGTGAAAAAGAAGTCGTTTTATGATTATTTTGCCTTTGTATAATTGTAATTGTCAAGCTCATTATCTAATTGGCCCGAGTTATTTGGGTCAGGGACAAGAGAATTTGCCTGTATCGATAAATTGTTTGTTGTCAATAATGTAATGGTTTCCGGTGTAGCGGTGCCCCCACTAACGATCTGCGTCAATATATTTCCGTTAACCGTATAAGTAAACTCTGAAATACCTGGTGAAGTTGCAGTATTTTGTGAAAAATAGCCTGAACCATCAACAAAATAATCGACAAAATCATTTGTAGTAAAACTCGTGTCGATATAGGAATCTAACAAAATGCCCTTATAAAAGAGCTGAGATTGCTGTTTAGTGATATACCATTTTCCGGTTATGGTAACCGGGAAAGGAGCATCTTTTTTACATGAAATCATCGAAGTCAAAAAAATTGACATAATTGCAAGGGTGTATAAATACTTCATAAATGTCACTAGGTCTGCAAGAGCTTAAATTTAAGTAAAAATTACGCTTACAACATTATGAATAAAATAATTATAAAGCCACAAAAGCTAAATGACCCAAAAAGAAAGTAATCATGTAATTGGGGGAATGTTTGGCTCAATTCTTTTCAAATCAAATTATTTAAGCACGGCCGCAGTAGTGGTAAATCAGGGTGGCACAAGCTCGGGAAAGACTTATTCAATAGAGCAAGTACTATTCTGCCTGGCCTGTGAAAAAGAAAACCAGGTTATAACGATAGTTGGGCAAGACGTTCCAAATCTTAAGTCGGGTGCTTTGCGCGACGCGCAGAACATTTATAATTCATCGGCCGCGATACAGGCTATGGTAAAAAGTTATTATAAAACCGACAGGGTTTTTGAGTTTAAAAATGGTTCAGTTATGGAGTTTAAAAGCTACAGTAATGCGCAGGATGCAAAATCTGGAAAAAGAGATTATTTGTTTGTGAACGAGGCCAATGGAATTACATGGGAAATATACAACGAACTGGCTTTACGCACAAGGATAAAAATATTCATTGACTTTAATCCAAACACCGATTTCTGGGTCCATGATAGTTTAATAGGTAACCCTGGCGTACAAGTTATCATATCTGATCACCGGCACAACCATTTCCTTTCTCAAAAAACGAGGAACAAAATTGAATCGTTAAAAGATGTAGATTTTGAACTATGGCGGGTTTACGCGCGTGGGCTCACTGGTAAGGTTACCGGGCTGGTATTTAACAATTGGCATTTGTGTGAAAAAATCCCGAAAAATGCAAGCTTGATAGCTGCAGGCCTTGATTTTGGTTTTAGCAACGACGAAACCGGATGTGTATTAGTTTATCGTGAAAATGGAGAACTCTGGATTGATGAACTTTTTTACGAAACCGGTTTAACGAACCAGGATATAGCTGCAAAATTAAAAGACGTTAGAATAAGCAAAACAACTGAAATTATAGCAGACAGCGCTGAACCCAAGTCAATTGAAGAGCTAAAACGTTTGGGGTGGTGGGTTACAGGGGCAAGAAAGGGGCCGGATAGCATTAAGAATTCTATTGATATTTTACGAAGGTTTAAATTAAATATAACCCGCGAAAGCACAAATCTGCGCACTGAATTAGGCAGGTACAAATGGAAAACAGATCGTTTAGGCAAGGTGGTTAATGAGCCTATTGACAGCAGTAACCATTTGATTGATCCGATCCGTTATGTGGCACTTAATAAACTTAAAATTAGCAGACTTAACAGTCCAAAAAGCAGAATGCCTTATCCCCTCTCCTCTACTACCTTGGGTATGGGCACGTTAGCTGGCATGATAGAAGATTTAAAATGAAAATGCTTAAACGATAAAAATAATTTTGAAAAAAACATGATTGAAAAAAGATTAAAAACAATAAACGGAAAAATATTTGTAAAAATACCGGACCACTTAAATGAGTTGACGATAGGCCAAATGATGGAATTGCAGGAAAGGCCATTACTTAATGACCTGGAGGCAATCAGTATTTTATCGGGGAATTCATTGGACGAATTAAAAAACGCGACCAACATGGATGCCTTCAGCATATTCAATGACTGTGTTTTATCCCTGACAAACCAAATCAAATATCTCTATGACTGTGATGCAATACCTAACAAAATAACTTTTTTTACAGGCAAATGCAGCATAAAAGTAAGCGTTATTAAAAATTTATCCGTAGAACCGGTTGGGGCATTTATGGCGGCAAGGGAAATTATTGCCGATGAAATCAATGAATATATAAGCCAACATGGCGTAGGTAGCTTAAAAGAAAACTTTAACCCATCGTTAAAAGCTTGTTGCCAGGTGCTGGCACACTACTTTTTTTCAAAAGTAACAGGTAAAAATTACAATGAATACGAAGCGGAGGAGTTCTGCAATGAAATAAAAAAACTTAGGGTCACGGAGGCGCTGCCCATTGCCAAACATTTTTTTACCTGTTATCCAAACTTATCGAGACAGAAAACAAACTTCTTTCGTCAGTTCCTTCAATTTTGGAAAAACGCGCAGGCATACAATCCTTTGAGAAGTTTAAATACGTTAACACCATAAACTCCCTCTCCGGGGGCGATATGACAAAGTGGGCCGAAATACTAAATATGCCCTATGAACGAGTGTTAACCAAGCTTTTGCTCAATAAATGTGAAGCTGAATATCAGAAAAGATATAGTGAATTGATGGAAAGATAGTCCGAAGTCCGCAAGTCGGAAAGTCCGGAAGTTAAAAAACACAGTTCTGATCTTTCAGACTTTCGGACTTTCCGACTCCTAATAATCTAAAATCTAAAAAAAAATGCCTATACGTAACCAAATAGAAGCCGTTGTTCAAACGTTAACCGGTACTCCTGCTTTCGTTTACGGAACAATAAACGAATTAAATAGCCTCGCTGATGATGCGGGTACATTTCCATGCGTATTCATGTACCCGTTGCAGCCTATTGATGTATCGCCGCAGTTGAATGGTTCTGTGGAAAATACTTTCTCAATCTACCTTGAATTTCTCTTCAAAACAGAATTTGATCAGTATACTGCAGACAATGAAACCTATGTTAATCAGGCATTATCCCTTGCCAACGAATTTATTGTCAAAGTATCCAAATATCGTGAAAGCGAAGGCCGCTATTTCCGGGTCAAAGCCGGCGATAAGGCTAAGTGTCTGCCTGTTTACAACAAATTTGACGTCAACACCAGTGGCGTAAACCTGACTATCAGCTTAGAAAAAATGTATTTTGAGAGTTATGGCGGTTCATAGTTCATGCTGATAGTTCATAGCCACACCAAAACCTCAGATACCAATGAACTAAAGAACCACTGAACTAATGAACCACCAACGATGAACAACGACCAACTCATACAATTCCTCGAATTACTTAAAAGAGATGTAATTAATTCCATGCAGGCAAATGGCCGTTTCTCCACAGGGAAAACAGCGCAACAAATTATAATTGTCGAAGACGATGACACTGTACAACTGCAGTTCCCGGATTATATGATGGCCCTTGAAACAGGCAGGGCTCCAACAAATACAGGGGCTATACCGGGAAACCCGCCAATGATCCAGCGAATTCAGCAATGGTGCCAGGCAAAAGGGATATCAGACAAGGCCGCGTGGGCGATAAAAAAGTCAATCGACAAAAAAGGCTATCCCGGAAAACCGGGCATCCTTACAGAACCATTAAGTGATGAAAACATAAACCTCAGGCTTGATCCTATTCTGGCCGACATGGCAACTTTAATTAGTGAAGAGTTGATGAGCCAGTTAAGTGGTTGATTAAGTTTATTAAGTGAGTAGCCCCAATAATAAACAAAAACAAAACCCCGTAACATCTTTTTCAACCCAATCAACCACTTAACCTAATCAACCAATTCAACACAACCAATGATAATAGCCAAAATAGATTATTCAAACACTTATGTAACCGGTACCCGGGTAAACGGACAGGTGTTTATATCCCTTTTCGACGCGGTGACAGGGCAGCAGACAAATGGCGATAATGTAATTATAAGTTTTACACAAGACATTAACGGGACCATAATTAACGGACAGGCAACTATTGCAGGGCAAAGTGCGCCAATTTATACCGGCCTGATCAGTGATTCAAATCCTTCGCACCCATACTTTACAAATTTTCAAATTACCAATGTTGGCACGGTACCAAATCCGGCGCCACCCGTAAATGCCTGTAACCTGGTTATTAATTATATTAGCATAGTTAGCCCGGAATCCGCCCCTGGCGCAGCAGATGCACAAATTACAATCAGCGCGACATCAAGCTATGCTCCGATAATGTATAGCCTTGATAACGTAACTTACCAATCTTCCGCAACGTTTTCCGGCTTAACAGGCGGTTTAAAAACAGTTTATGTTACTGATGCGAATGGTTGTAACACTAGTTCAAGTATAACCATACCGGTATTGAATAATTTACTGGTGAGTGACCCGTCTGTAAGATTAACTGGCGGCAACATATCCCGGTGGAACGCGGCCTTTAATCCGATAGTTTTTACCTATCAGCGTAAAGATTTCGAAGTCACCGATGTTAATTTGGATACCGCCAGCGGTAATGCAGCCGTATCTGTTAATTGCGATACAACACTTATAGCGAATGCCATCGCTGCCAACAACCAGGCTCTGGCAAACGCGGCTCTGCTGAACATTGTCTTGATAAACAATAATTCGGTTTATGTTTACATAAATGCCGGGCCTTATATTGGTGTTTTTCAGGTTAATTCTGTTCCTTCAACAGGTGTATTGATCATTAATAAACAATTCGCAACAACCGCCGCAGGTTTCATAAACATTAATATTCTGCGGCCCTATTACCAGGTCCGCACACAAATAACTTATATCGATCCTTTAAGCGGCCAGCAAAATGCAATAATCTCAACAAACAGGCCCGATAATACCGGCTTAGTAAGGGCTGACCTTTCCAGCTTTCTGCAAAGTTTAGTACAGGCTAAAGATGCAAGTAATTTTACTCAAATAAACTTCAGGGATACCAACCTCAGCGCCAGTTACCAAATAGCCTATGCCGAATACTGGGATGGCAAATTAACAAGTGGCCAGACACTCCCTTATCTCCCAGTCGCTAATCCATATTACGTGGTTTATGCTGCGAAACAGTTAGGTCAGCGATATGGTGGCAACCTGACGGCTTTCGTACCATTTAAAACAGTGACAAATACCAGCCAGCTGGCCCAATGGGTGACCGATTTTGCTGAACCTGCCTACTCCAACGGCTATCCATTTGATATTGGATTTATTTACAGTGATGATTTGGTTGGCCTGCAATTGTACTGCGTGCTTACTCCGCTCGATATTAATGGCAATCCTGTAACCGACGGGCCCGCGCAAACAAGTTACCTGTTAAATGATGATGGCTCCTGGCTATTAAACCAGGATGGCAGCAAATTGATCATTGCTAATCAAACTTCTGTAACCATGGCTGTTCCGGCGCAGCTTGGTTTAAACCGGCTGCTTGTCAATGCAACTTTCGCGCCCGATGTTTATTACTTTACTTTATCCCTCAATTATACGGTCGGAACGACCGTTACAACAGTTACTCAAACACAATCGGTAAGAATTGATAACGCCATCGATGAGCAGTCGGTTTATTTGCGGTGGATAGGCGTAACAGGAAGCTGGAATTATTATCGCTTTGTTTATAACCAGGAAGTTACCCTCGATGTACAAAACGCGGTAATTATAAAAAACTATGTTTTCGATTGGGAAAATCAGGACGGAATAGAAGAAGTAATAGGGAAAAGCGCCGGGCAAAAAATGAAGGTAATGGCCGAAGATTTATCGGTTAACGATATTAAGGGGCTTCAGTCGATAAAATACTCACCTAAAGTTCAGATGCTCGTAAATAAAAACCCCGTTAAATGGCAAACAATCGTACTTAATACAGCCACATTCAGCGAATACGAAACGCTCAACGGCCAGGCGCCTTTTAGTGTGACGTTTAATTTACCTTCAATTAATATACAAACGCAGTAGGAAGGTTGTAATGTTAAATGTTGCAAAGTTGAAAGGTTAAATAGAGCTTAAAAATATTTACTTACAACACATAGACCGCAGCACATCAAGCGCCCCCCTTCCCCAAACATTACAACATTACAACTTTCCAACCTTACAACAAAACCAATGGACCAACTCCAACTTTACATAAACGATCAGTTAGTTGATTTAAGCGATGATAGCCCTATTGCTTTAACTTTTCAGATTAACGACCTGGCCGAGGTGCAAAATCAGCAAGGGAATACATCAAACCAGTTTAAACTGCCATTGACACAGCGTAACCGGCAAATACTGGGTTTCCTGGATTCAATAGCGTTTGCTACAAATTTGCCCTATCAGCAATACGAGGCAAAGCTAATACAGGATGGCCTGGAGATAATTCCTTACGGGATTGGCGAATTAAACGGCATTGACCAGGACACAGCCAATATTACGATTTTATCGGGCAATGTAGATTTCTTCGATGCGATTAACGGTAAACTGTATGACATGGGCGACAGCACAAGTCAGTGGGGCAATTACGGGCAATTATTGGTATGGCAGCCATATGATCATGTGTATAGTTTAGATAATATAGCCAATTCACAAACAAAAACAGATGGCTGGATATGGCCAGTGGTCGATTATGGCTTGATTACCGATGATTTCTCAGCTCCTATTGACGTACATAACCTGCGGCCCGGCTTTTTTATTAAAACAGCGATTGATTTACTACTGCAGTCGGCGGGTTATACCGGGACAGGCACCTTGCTGGTTGATCCCCTATATCCTCTTTTAATCTGCCAGTTTAGTAACAGCAGCTTTGAACATGGCACCGACTTCCAAAATCAGTATGATACAAGGGGAATAAGTGTAGCAACCGGCCAGGACATAAGCATACAGCACAACCAGGCTACAGGTAACGTTGGTTT